ATCTTTAGATGATCCCTCACAGACAGTTCTGACATAATCTTCATCCTTCATATAGTGAGCCAACATACGAAGCTCCAGACCTGAAGCATCGCAACCTACCAACACATTACCATCCTCTACTGTCCAGCACTCACGGCACTCAACGCCGTATCCTCCGGCTAGGCCCTCTAAGATGACACCTTTATCGTTTTTGCGTACTGCTGGAACTTGAGCCATGTTAGGGCCAGAGTGTGTCATCCGACCTGTCACGGCTCCGTTGGTAATAACTTTACCGTGAACTCTACCGTCCTTACCCACAGCTTCCATCCACGACTCAATCTGACTAATACGTTTGTTCAGCATCAGGTACTCAGCAATGACCTGAGCCTCTGGTATCTTGATGCCTGCCAACACAGTCTCATCAATCTTAGGAATACCTGTCTCGGTAAACTCCTTAGGCTTCCACCCAAGTTCCTTCAGTCGTTCGCCAATCTGCTGTCTGCTTCCGGGGTTGAAAGTAACCACGCTGTCCTTGAGTCGCTTTCCTGTTTTGTCAGAGTATCGTTCAACAGTGACAGGAGGCCATCTCTGTTGCATTCGCTCATATATTGCTGCCACTTTTGACTTGATGTCAGTAAGTAAGCAGGTCGTGTAGATTTGGTCAAGTTTGAATCCATTACGTTCTTGCTCCGATATGATTGATGCTACTTTGTGTTCCAGCTCAACACTTTCTTGGCTAAACTGTTTCTGCTCCAGCTCACTAACCAAGTGAGAGTAAAGCCTAGCAGTAACTTCAACGTCCCTAATACAGTAATCAGTAAGAAGGTTGTCAACAGGATAGTCGAAACATTCATTCTTATACTCCTCTTTCCTGTCCATCATCCACTGCCATACAGCAGCGTAATCAATCTTGTGAAAGCCTAGAGTATTCCCCCATGCTTCGAGGCTGTGACCTGTCTCGCGGCTCGGGTCGAGAAGCCTGCTTACTATCAATGTATCGTACACTTGACTCAAACGAATCTTCGTCTTCCATAAGCGATTCAATACTGGCGCATCGAAAACGATGCCGTTGTGCATGACTATCAACGACACGTCCTTTAAATACTCCCGCAGGCTGTCGGCTTGTTTCCATAGATTTACTTCTCCAGTGTCAATGTTCTTCGTCACTACCACATGAATCTTGTCGTGTGCTAGATTTGTTTCGATGTCCAGTACGATCCGCATAATCGTGTTCTTCCATTTTCCAGTAATAAGGGCATCCATCCATCTGATAAGGAGGCGTTACAAAGTAAGATTGTCGGTACTCATTTGGAAAGGCTGTGTGTCGGTAGCACGTATGCTTTTGAGGGCACTTACCTCCCTCGCACATTGAAATGTCTGGCATTTTATTTCCTTTAGTTTAGCTCAAAAGTGAACTACTCAAATTATTTCAAATTCAACCAAAGTCCAATCTGAGCAAAGGCGTACCCTGTCCAGATCATCCCGTTAGAGATTTCTCCCTTGCTCCATTGTAGCACACCTACGATGAGGTAGCCAACACCTGTGGCCCCTACAATGAGTTGCTCAGTCATTATCATCTTCCTTTAAAGGTTCTTCTTTCAAAGGCTTACCAACAGGTTCCTCCTTCTTAGTCTTATCCCGTCCGAAGATAGCATCCCATCGGTTTGCATAGTCCTCGTTGCTCACTTGTTTAGGGCGGCTAGATGAGCCTTTACCACCATGCCATGCTGTCATTTTGTAACCTCTTCTGCGTATGTATTCAAAACCCAGTTAGCAAACATGATTAATTCTTCTTTAGTTGCGGAAGACTTCATTGTGTTGGCTAAATGAGACATAATTTGAATATTGTCTTTAGTGTATCCCTTAGTAGAATCTTTTCTATCTATTGACAGACTGTTATTTAAGCTCTTTCCTTCATTTCTTTTTAATTCAACATTAAAGACAGGGCAGTGAGTAACGCCTTCTATATCTTCTTTTTCAAGATCAAAAGCGATACCTTTTAGTTTTGCTCGCTGCTTCAAAACAGCCAATGTTCTTTCTACTGGTCGGCTTTTCCCATATGCTTTCTTCTTCTCAATTATTTCATCACGGTGTGCTAAGTAATACTGTCTACTATACTCTTTTTTATTCATAATGTTTCCTCTTGCACTTCTACAAGTTTGTTAACTTTCTTATCAAAATATAAACTACCAGCAGGGCCTGTTTCGCCTGTAAATCGTGACTTTAACAACCGAAGTTCAGTCGTGTTGCGTTTAGCTTCATCATCATTCTGTTGATCCCTTTGAAGACCGATAACGGCATCCGACAACTGGCTGATACCTTGAGTGCCTCGTAATGAAGACAAACTAATCTCAGCTCCGTTTTCCAACCCTTTACCATCCTGTCTCCGTGTGTGAGAAATACCAAACAAACCTACTCCTGTCTCTTCGACAAAGGTACGCAACTTAGTCAGTAACATGTCCAAGCCTTTACGTTCGTCTGTATCCATACCTGACAAAATCATCTGGTAGTGATCCAAGATAATCCATTGGCAGTTCTGAGCCTTCACCATGTATCGCAGGCGGTTCAACACATTGTCAATATCCAGCGATCCAAAATGATTGAACAAAACACAACGTCCTGTACCCATTGTCTTCTGATAAGCCAGTTCAAGCTCCTCTTCGGTGTACTCCGTCTGAGGCAAATGCAAAGGCTTACCAGCTTCAATCGACATGATACCCAACGCAGTACGCTCAGGGGATTCCTCCAAGAAAGCCATACCAATATTATCGTCTGTCGTCACCAACAAATGATGAATCAACTGGCGCAAAAACGTAGATTTACCTTGACCCGTACCCGCCGCAATGGTGATAAGTTCACGTTTACGCAAACCTGCCATCATGTCGTTCAGTTTAGCATAAGGCCATGACGCATCCGGCAACTGCTTAGGCTTACGTAATTCATCCCATAAGTCTTTACCGTTGATAATCCCATCTGGCGTGAAAGGACTAGCCTTCCACCAAGCGTTCACAAAAGCCTTAGAATCCCCCGCAATCAGGTACTCACAAGCATCCTTGTAGCCATCCTTGTACTGCATGATCTTGGCCTTGTTGCCGAACAACTCAGCCACTTCCTTAGCAGCCTTCTTACCCGGCTCATCAGCATCGAAGCAGATGACTACAGAGTCAAAGGTGTTGATCCACTCGTAGTTAGCTTTACAGTCCTTTAGCGCTGCTTGAGCGCCATTACGGATGCTCACTGTAGGGTAGAGAGACCCTTGCATCTGGAAAGCTGCGAGAGCATCCAGCTCTCCTTCTGTGATGGTGAGAGCTTTTCCTCCTTCGTGAAAAAGAGACTGACCGAATAGAGTTGCTCCGTTGAAGTCTCCTGAGATAGAGAATTTCTTTGTAGAAACAGTGCGTTGCTTTACAGCCGTTCTAACTCCATCTCCGTCAGTGTAAGGGTAATACTGGTTGTCTCCATCGGTTGTTACTCCATACTTCTCACAGGTGGCCTGACTGATTCCTCGATCAGGGATTGATTTACAAGTGCCTTTTAAGGTCATCTGGGTTGCTTTCTTGAACGCTACTGCGTCCCTCATTACCGTTCGTTCATCATAAGCACCTTCGTGCTCTGTCACACCGCAAGCAAAGCAATGTGTGTGTCCATCGTCATAGAGACTGTTCGCATCAGTGCTACCACAATGCTCACAGGCGATATGGCGTAAGAACTTGGATGTCATGTGTTCTTCTCCTTTAGTTTGGCTTCGAGTTCTTGAATCCTGTTTAGCATTTCCAGCAGAATTACACCCAACGTTGTTGAGGTGACAGGCCCCGTGTTCGAAAACGCAAAATTCCTAATTTCTTCTTCAAGCGAATCCATTGTTCTTTTCCTTTACAGCGAATTCTTCGCTTTGAGTTTGGCTTCGATGTCTCGGGCAAAGTAAAAATAAGTTCCTTCGGGAGATCTAAGATTTTTACTCATCATTGAAGAAATTTCCTCATCCGTCAGCGGCTTGCGCTGTGCTGGTGGGGATGTGAGGGGAATTGCTTTGTATCCCTTGGCAGCAAGCAATGGCTCATTCTTTTTGAAAGAAAGTTCTTTTAACTCTGGCTTTTTCCCGCACTGATGAAGATACGCAATAGGCTCCTGCTCATGCGGCTTCGCCACGGGTGCTGGCTGTGCGGGTGGGGTGGTGAGCCCTGACGTCATGTTGTCAATTTGCGTGAGTACGTCCATCAGGTCGTCAAACGGCTCCCATTGCGGCGCGGTGAATTGGTAGTGCTTTTTCCAAATGGCTACCGCAAGACGTTTCGCATAGCCATAGGCATCAGGTGGCGGTTGGATGTAGAGCGGTTGCCACTTCCCACCGTGAGGTGCGCTATCAAACTTAGGCTTGACCCGCTTGTCAGGAAATTCAAACATCCATGCCACAGGCTCCTGCACAGGTGCTGGCTGTGATGTAAGGAAGTCCCGCATTTCTTTTTGATTGTGCGGTTGCCCACAATCTCCAGCACAGTGATACGCCTTGCAGTATTCAATCTCCTGCACAGGTGCTACAAGGGCTTGCTCACAGGCTATATGTCTCAAAAACTTGCTAGTCACTGTTCTTCTCCTTTACAGCGAATTCTTCGCTTTGAGTTTGGCTTCGATGGCTTCGGCAAAAATTATTCTGCTGTCCGTAGTTGGTGGGCGGTTGTACATTACTTGTAAATTTTCAAGCACAGAATAAATTTCCTCATCCGTCAGCCCAACCCATGTGCGCTGTGTTCCGTATTCAACAGCCACCACTTCAATGCCGCCACCGAGCAGACGCTTGATGATGCTGACGCATGGAATGTCACCAGCTTTGCCCCAATCAACACCCCATGTCACAGGCTCCGCTGGCTGCTCTATCGCTTCGCTGGCCAGTGCTTCTCGCAGGGCGGCATCTCTGTTCTGTACCCAGTCTGCGTCATCTTGCGGCTTATACACTATGTCGCTAAATGGGTATTCCCCGTTGTAACCTTCGCCGCTGGCATTAAACCCCGCAAGGTATGCCGCCTCCAGTGCCAGCTCTAACTTCTCTTTAATATTCTTCATCATAGGCCCTCTGTTGTTCCTCTACATCTGCCCATTGTGCCTTAATCTGGTCTTCAATGGATTCCCATGTCTTGTCATGGATTGCATCATTGATGGCTGTCCATGAATCAATTAAGAATAGTTCCCATGTTTCATAGTTAATATCTCCTTCGCTGTCAACATCAAACTCAATGACGCATCGAGCATTCTCAGCATTGACAAGTAAACTATACGGATTGTTATTCACCGCTTCGCTCATTTAAGCACCACCTTTAAAAGTGTTAAGACACCCACAAACAGTGAGACAATCATTCTTGCCCCTCAGACATTCGTTTCACTGCTTGCATTACGTCAAACATGACCTGTTCATAGCCATTGGCACGGATAAGACCAGCCATGTCATCGATCACAGAGTGATACCAGCACTCAAAGCGTATAAGTTCTTGCTCTTGGTTGTCCATATACTCAATCATTGAATCATTCATATTAACACCTGTTGATGAAAGTTACTAACATTTAGACACCAATCTAACATTGTCTATGTTACATAGAGACTTTAACGTTACTTTAATGTTACTTTAACGTCCTAAGACGTTTACATCAATGCTTATACGTTAATGTTATAAGTACTTAGTATAAGTAACTATTAGTAGGTTAACATCAATGAATAGAAGCAACGTCTCAGTCTCTGTAGTATTATTATATCCGCTGTTCAATCCTTGTCAAGCTCTAAAGTGTAACAAGATGTAACAGAGTCAGTGTCTTCGATGTCCATATCGTCATCGTAGTCAGCCTCCTTCAACAAGTCCTGTCTGTCTTTGGTAGGGATGTTAGGAATGTCCTTCATGCACCGATTGCAGGTGTCCAAGAATTCATTTGTGAGGGCATGTCTACGTGTTGATTCGTAGTCATTCAGTTTACGGTCACAGCATACACAACGGGTCATTTAGTCTCTCCTTCAAAGATTACACGATCAAGGCTCTTACCTTGTACAAGTCTTTCAGCCGCTTCTAGTGCTTCTTTTTCGAGTCCAGAAACGACTCCAACCCACACAGGAAACCACCAGCGTTTTACTTGCACACTGTAAACATATTCAAAACCCCTTTTTAATATCACTCTTACTTTCATTTAAACTCCTTTCAGTGTCTAGGTAGGCAATGCCATTAGACGGTTGATTTGACGGGCTTCTAGGCCCTTTTAAAGCCCTCTATAGGCCTTTCTCGAGGGTAAGATTAGATCAATGAGCCAGCGAATCATAGTATCCAGCGATCATGTAAGCTAAAAGCACTATTGACAGCACTAGCCAATGGTTAGGTTTCATTCTGTGACTTCAAAGTTGAAAGCTATCATCTGATAGAATAGCCGATACTGCTCTAAATGTTCCCTGTTGTCTTTGTGTGTTTTCTCGATAGCTTCTGAAAACTCTTTTACAGTGCCGCTAAAGCACCCACAATTTACCCTTACACCAATTTTAGAGTCTTTGTGGGCAGTGGTGAAGCGACCAGAAGATTTTGCAGGCCCAAGGACCAAATAATCCGCTGTTTTCTCAATTTGTGCATTCCCGGACACCCGTGCATACCCGGACACCTGTGCATTCCCGGACACCTGTGCATTCCCGTCCACCCGTGCATTCCCGTCCACCTGTGCATTCCCGTCCACCTGTGCATTCCCGAACACCCGTGCATCCCCGTACACCAGTGCATTCCCGAACACCTGTGCATCCCCGAACACCCGTGCATTTCCTAGAATGTGTTTTCCTTTAATGTTTTTCTCAATTGTAGTCATTTCTGTTTCCTTTAAATGTTATTTACCGTTCTCAGTCTCCGCTCTTACCATCTCCTCAACATCCAAGACTAGCTGATAGTCTACAATATCCCTCATATCGGGAGGGTTATCATCTCGATAGCCTTCAAGATACAAGTCAGTGCAGCGAACGATCAAGGGCAAAGCCTCAATAGATTGCACCTCACAGAGGCCGTAGAACTCAAAGCCTCTGATCGTGTATGCGAATTGCTTAATCTTAGTCATTAGGTGTCAACCTTTCAACCTCTAACAATAGATCGCTGATAAAAGCATAGCATTGTGATAATTCTATGTTCCCCTCAGCATAGGCAAGCCGTTCTGCCTCTAATGCGACTGAATAAGGGTCGCCATATTCGCGGTAAGCGTGTGTAATTGCTTGAATGTTCATCTTAGTTTACTCCGTGCACAATGGTGCATCCTCATGGTTTGAAGGGTTGAACTTAGGCTTCTTAAGGCCACTGTCCAATGGGTTGGGAAAGGCAGGGAAAGGCCACATATACTAACCTACTTTCTTAAGGACAAACAAGCCAAGACAATCGCCTCTAACCCATCTCACTAGATTAGTGTCAAGGTCAACGCAGGGCGTTTCAGGCTCGTAATCGTTACATTCTAGCCAGTGCTGGCAGATACCCCGTTCAGAGGCACTAAAGGCCACTATGCCGGATGTTTTGAATTGTACTTCATATCGACTCATGATAAGACCCCTATAAAGTGTTGACCATTGTGACGCTCGAGGCGATCAGGCGTTACGGTATCGTCAGTGCTTCGCTGCGCCTCTGACAATGCTTCGGTGTCAGTACTTGCGCCGATGTATATGAAACCATAGCGGCCCCGGTAACGGTACGTTATGAGGCCGTTTGAGGCCATTGGAGTATTGGACATAGTAACCCCCTTAAAAGCACTGATACACAATACCATCGTCACATTGGCCCAGAACCATAGTGTGATCGTTCAGGTAGTCCAAAACAGCTTCTTCGTCTAAACAATCATCAGAATCTGGGTAAGCAACGTCCAAAATATTGTACTCACGGGCGATTGTGGCGGCATCGTTGACGGTGTAGTCGCAACAAATGGCGATCACATCCAACTCTACCTCTTCGCCTGTGTCCTCTTCATAGGATTCGAGATAGTCAAAGATAACGCGCAGGGCTTGATAACCGAATTGATCGTATCGGCCATGAGCGTGAAAGGCATCGACAAAGGCAGAGAAAGTAATGGATTGTTTCATGGTGTAAGTCTCAGTTATTACCTGAACATCTCAGGCGGGATTTAGTGCGGTAGGGTTGCACTGCAAAGGATTCTACACTAGAACCCATCAGGCTACAATCATCGACCATTAGAGCGTGTGGCCATCTTATCGAACAGTTCGACAGCCTCGAAAAGTCGGTCAGCGATCAGATGCCACTGCTTAGAAGCCTCCGCATCGTTTGGGTCAGACTCAAGCGAGACAGCCAGTTCACGGGCTTCACGGGCTTGGGTATAGATGTCGCTGAACTGGTCAGAGATGCGGCTAGAAGTGAACATGGTCAGACTCCCAAGGCCAGCAAGACACCCCAAAGGGCGAAGACTGCGAGACAGGCCACTGTAATGATGATTTCTTGAATGTCGTGTTTCATGGTTTGGCTTTCATTGATGCGTGGTTAATGGCGCGGTTTTCTTCGGTGAATTTGACAGCGGATATAACGCGAACGGCGCGAGTATCAGTGACTGATCGGGCGTGCCGGAAATCAGCGGCTAACGCATCGGCGGTAGGTTTCGTTTGTGCACCGTGTACTGTAAACCAACCTGTAGCGCCCATGTAGGCGTTGTTGGTTTGTATTTGAATTAGATACTTGGTTTTCATGATATGCTTTCAGTTGGTTAGTGTGTTGATTGTAGCCCCGTTAGAGGCTATGTGAAAAGGTGCTTACCCTTGCTTTGTGAATTCTTTAAAGGCTTGCACCGCTTCGCGCTTAGTGTAACCCATGTATTGCTTGGTGACTGAGTACCCGTTGACCATTGCACTAATCTTATATGCGCCTTGAAATGTACGTTCGATTGACATTGCGTTGACCTTTAAGGTTGACTGCCATGCACTATTGCTTGGCAGTCTGTATTGTATCAGACTTTTAGCATTGTCAATAGCTTTTCAACAATTTTATAGTGACAAACCCTAATGTATATCTGTACAGTACTGTATTGTTTCACGTGGAACATTGGGTTATATTGTGACTGAATAGTTGCGTTATAGTCTGGCAAGTATACGTTGTAGGTTCCTACATCGTCCCTCACACATGCACTATAATGCATACTCCTAATGACCCGCTGGTCAGTAACGTGACTACTGTATGCCTGTACAGTACTGTATAGATGTACAGTGTTGTATGTAAACACAATAGTACGTAGTTCTACGTATGCCTTGATAGGGGGGAGGGGTGTGGCTTTAGTGTTTAATGTTGCAGGAGCCTCTGACGCTCACAAAAAGGTCAAAATAGACTTAATTGGGGACAGATTAGACCTCAACCCTTAAAGCGCTAAGTAGTTGATCGGTAAAGGAAAGTAGGTAGACTAGACAATCCTACGAGTGCATAGTCGTAAATGTAAGAAGTAGAAGGCTTAAGAAAGTAACATATGTAAATAATTGTAACAAAATGAAGAAAAAGCTTGCATTCCGACAAAAGCATGCTATACTTATTATACTGTACTATGAAGTGACGAAGAAGGTGATGGACTCTTATGTTGCTAAGCAGGAATCTGGACAGTTGATACAACGAATGTATAAGTTAACCTACTAACAGTTACTTATAACAAGTACTTATAATATTTAACTTAGTAAGTTCTTAACTTATACGTTCCTTTAAAGTACTTTAAGTGCGAAGCACGGTAAGCATGGATGTTTTGTCTAACTAACAGGATGTCTATACTTAAGGTATGTCTACCAAACAAAAGACACCTAGTGATAGGCTTGAAACACGTTTACAGGTGCGTGTGTCTGAACACCTGTAGCTTTTCAAGAGGAATCAAAATGGAAAACACACCACGTCTCTATGACGTTCAAGAAACTAAGGTTTTAACAGAACACTTACATCATTTGTCTAAAACACAAGATGAGCGTAAGGAATATAACAAGAGTAGGTACACACAGCAGAAAGCTGTTAAAGAGTCTTTAAGCAAAGGTGTTAAGTCCTGTGCTAAGTGCGGTGAAGAAAAGAAGTTGTTTGACTTCTACGCTGATAAGAAAAGCTACTCTGGCTACTCTAGCTACTGCAAAGAGTGCAAGAAAGCAACCGTATGACAGAGCCAGTACAGCCTAAACTACGAGGTAAGGGTAGACCACCTAAGTCTGACCTTCAAGCAGTGAAGGATCGAACCAAAGGTAAGGTAGGTCGTCCTGCTGGCGATGCTGCTAGACTTCAAGAGTTCAAGGAACGATTGCTTGCCACTGGTGGTAGTCGTATCCTAGACAAGATGGTAGAGATTGCCATGACTGATGGACACCCCGGACAGATGGCAGCTATGAAGTTAGCTGTTGATCGGATCCTCCCTGTGTCTATGTTCGATGCAGCTAAACAAGCTGGTGGAGCAGCTCAGATCAGCATCAACATTACAGGCTTGAATACACCCACTGTAAGCAGTGTTAACGATGAGGATGTGATTGATGTCTGAACTTAACTTTGCCCTACTTAACTGGCAACAGACTGTCTTTAAAGACTCTCACCGCTTCAAGGTCGTAGCTGCTGGTCGTCGCTGTGGTAAGTCCCGGTTGTCGGCTGTAACGCTCCTTATCGAGGCTTTGAACTGCCCTGAAGGGTCAGCGGTGATGTACATCGCTCCAACGCTTGGGCAGGCCCGTACGATCATTTGGGACTTACTGCATGACTTAGGTCGTCCAGTGATTAAGTCCTCTCACATTAACAACCTTGAGATTACCCTTGTCAACGGAAGAAAGATTCTGGTTCGAGGCGCTGATAACCCCGATAGTCTTCGTGGTGTGTCCCTTGTGTACGTGGTACTGGACGAATGTGCTTTCATTAAGCAAGAGATTTGGGAAAAGGTTATCCGTGCTGCTTTGTCGGACAAGAAAGGTAGAGCACTGTTCATCTCTACTCCATCAGGCCGTAACTGGTTCTACGATGTCTACAAGCTCGGCAAAGACGAGGCTGATGAAGAGTGGAAGGCATGGCACTACACCACCCAAGACAACGAAACCATCGACCCTAAAGAGATCGAAGCAGCCAAGCGAACCTTGAGTTCCTTTGCCTTTAAGCAGGAATACTTATCCAGCTTCGATACCTCAGGTTCTGACATCTTCAAAGAGCACTGGATCAAGAAAGGCCCTGAGCCTAAGGATGGTTCATACATCATCGCCATTGACTTGGCAGGCTTTGAAGACATTGCCGATGGTTCCCAGAACAAGAAGAGACTAGACGAATCAGCTATTGCTGTGGTCAAGGTATCAGATGATGGTACTTGGTGGGTTAACAAGATTGAGCATGGACGGTGGGACATTAAAGATACATGTATGCGTATCTTGAAGAACATTAAAGAGTTCCAGCCGTTATCGGTAGGTATTGAGCGAGGAACAGCTAAGAACGCTGCCTTGACCATCCTACAGGACATGATGAGGCAGTATAACACCTTCGCTCATATCCAAACACTTACTCATGGTAACAAGAAGAAGACAGATCGTATTATCTGGGCCTTACAAGGACGGATGGAGCATGGTAAGGTCATCTTGAATGAGGATGGTGATTGGGCTGACTTTGAAGACCAGCTTTTACTCTTTCCCACAAAAGGCGTGCATGACGACTTAGTGGATGCTTTAGCGTATATTGAACAACTGGCCCTTAACTCGTTTGTCCCTGATTATGAGGATGATGAGTATGAGGCTTTAGACATTATTTCAGGATACTAAACAATGGATGACAACTTAGAACAAAGTCAGTATGACGAACCCACAGAGTCCGACAAAGAGCTGACTGAATGGGTTGTCTCACACACTGACAAGTGGCGTGATTACCGCGACCAGAACTACCTACAAGACTGGCTTGAGTACGAACGTATCTTCCGTGGTCAATGGGCCGCTGAAGACAGTACACGAGCCTCTGAGCGTAGTCGTATCATCTCCCCTGCTACACAGCAGGCGATTGAGACACGTCACGCTGAGATCATGGAAGCTATCTTCGGTCAAGGTGAATGGTTCGACATTGAGGATGATCTGAAGGACGTTAACGGCACTGCCCTGGATGTTGAGCAGATCAAAGCTCAGTTGATGGAAGACTTCAACCGTGACAAGATTAAGAAGGCTGTGGATCAGATTGAACTGATGGCTGAGATCTACGGTACAGGTATCGGTGAGATTGCTGTTAAGACAGAGAAGGAGTACGCTCCTGCTACTCAAGCTATCCCCGGCGTACAAGGACAAGCGGCTATCGGTGTTACCGAGAAAGACCGTATCTCCGTCAAGCTGGTTCCTGTGAACCCTAAGAACTTCTTGGTTGACCCTAACGCAACATCCTTGGATGACGCTATGGGCTGTGCCATTGAGAAGTTTATATCGGTGCATAAGATCGTTGAAGGCATGGAAAAGGGTATCTACCGTAAGGTTGATCTTGGTATTGATGCTCCTGACGATGACTTAGAAGCCACTGAAGAACTGGTGAACTACCAAGACGGTCGTGTGCGTATGCTCACGTACTACGGCTTAGTTCCTCGTGAGTACTTGGAGCAGTTGGAGAACGGAGAAGAGGTTGCTGACCTGTTCCCTGAGGACTCCTTGGCTGACGACTACTGCGAACTGGTAGAAGCAATCATTGTTATCGCTAACGGCGGTAAACTCCTGAAGGCTGAGGCTAACCCTTACATGATGAAGGATCGTCCTGTCATGTTGTACCAAGACGATACAGTCCCCGGACGTGTATGGGGTCGTGGCACAGCGGAGAAGGCCTACAACATGCAGAAGGCCATTGATGGTAGTTTGCGTATGGACAGCGATGCCCGTGCCCTTACAGCCGTTCCTATGATGGCCATGGACGCTACTCGCTTGCCTCGGGGTGCTAAGTTTGAGGTCAAACCCGGTAAAGCATTCCTGACCAACGGCGATCCTAACCAGATTATGATGCCTTTGCGCTTCGGTACACCTGATAACTCATCTGTGCTGGCTTCTCAGAACTACGAACGCCTCCTCTTGCAAGCTACAGGTACTGTTGACAGTGCAGGTATGCCCTCAGCAGCTCCTCGTGACGCTGGTGCAGGCGGTATGTCTATGGCAATGGCAGGCATCATCAAGAAGTATAAGCGTACATTGACGAACTTCCAAGAAGATTTCTTGATTCCGTTCATCAATAAAGCAGCTTGGCGCTATATGCAGTTTGACCCTGAGCGTTACCCCTCTGTAGATGTGACATTCATGCCTACAGCTACCTTGGGTATCTTGGCTCGTGAGTTTGAACAGCAGCAATTCATTGCCTTGTTACAGACATTAGGCCCAGACACTCCAGTTCTGCCTCTGATCCTTAAAGGTATCTTGGGTAATAGCTCCTTGAGCAACCGAAATGAACTGATTGCAGCTCTGGACAAGATGAGTCAACCTAATCCTGAACAGCAACAGCAGCAACAAATGCAGCAACAAGCTGCTATGGCTAAGTTACAAGCTGATCTGGCACTCTTGCAGGCACAGACTCAGAAGACTAGCGCTGAAGCACAGCAAACAATGGTTGAAACTCAGCTCATGCCTGAAGAGTTACGTGTAAAGGTGGTACAAGCCGCTGCTACAAACCTCGATCAAGACGCTGACTTCGCTAAACGTATGAAACTGGCTGATTTGATGCTCAAAGAGAAAGATATTGACTCAAACGAGCGTATCGCTGTAGCTCAGATGCAGAATCGTCAGCCTAAATAAACAAATGAAAGGAGTTTCCCCTGATGGATAAGGAACTCTCACGATATTACGAGGAAACTTTCTCAATGATGTCCACTGAAGGGTGGAAATACTTGATTGAAGACCTCAAAGAGTTAGAAACTAATCTAGACAATGTTCGCACTGTGAAAGACGAACAATCATTAAACTACCGACTAGGACAGTTGGACATTCTAGATTTGATTCTTAACCGCAAGAAGACCTGTGAAGAGATTTTCGAGCAACTTCAGCAGGAGGCACAATAATGCGCCGAATGTTTGAGTTTGTTTGTGAAGATGGACACATCTCTGAAGCGTTCGTTGATGAAGACTGTAGGGAACTCGCTTGTCGAGCCTGTGGTAAGCACTCAACGAGAATTGTTTCCAGTGTCAGGAGTAACTTGGAGGGCATCACAGGTGCTTTTCCCGGTGCATATGACGCATGGGAACGTAAACGAAGTGATAAGCTGAAACAAGAGAGGAAAGCCTCTTACGCTGTTCCAGAGTAACACTTCACATTAAACGGGTAGGTACGAGAGTATCCACATTTCATAGTCCTATAATCTCAAGAGAGACAGGAGAATAATAGTATGGCATTTATTGACGACGAATCGTTTGATCCAACCTTGGACACGATCACAGATGAGCAACCTCAAGAGACTCCGGTACAGGAGCAACCTCAAGAAGTTGTAGAAGTAGAGAATGTAGTTCCTGATAAATACAAAGGTAAAGCCTTTGAAGACATCGTAAAGATGCACCAAGAAGCTGAAAAGATGATTGGGAGGCAAGCACAGGAAGTACACGAAGTACGTTCATTAGCAGATCAATTACTGAAACGACAACTCGAAAGCGATAAGGCAGTAACTGTTGAAAGTGCGCCCGAAGTAGATTTCTTTGAGAACCCTCAAGACTCTATTAAACGTGCAATTGAGAATAACCCCGCAGTCATTGAAGCTAAACAGGCTAACCTTGAGCTAAAGCGGATGAAGACAGCACAGCAATTAGCATCCAAACATCCTGACTTTGGCACTATCGCCAACGACACTGGATTTCAGGAGTGGGTGAAAGCTAGTCCTATTCGTCTTAACCTTTACGCTAAAGCAGATGCTGAGTTTGACTTCGGTTCAGCGGATGAACTCTTAAGCACCTATAAAGAACTTAAGCAGGTTCGTAACAACAACGTACAAGAAACCGGTAAGAAACAACAGGCACAAGCTCTCCGAGCCGCAGGTGTGGATACAAGTGGCTCTGGCGAAGTTGCAAAGAAAGTATATCGTCGTGCGGATTTAATCCGTCTTAAGATGACAGACCCAGATCGTTATGAGTTGCTGCAACCCGAAATCATGGCAGCTTATCAACAGGGTCGAGTTAAATAAACAAATCTTTTTAATTGAAATCATAGGAGTATTCAAATGGCTTTAGGTACAAATCACGTTACAACTACCACCGCAGCAACCTTCATTCCTGAAGTTTGGAGCGATGAAATTGTAGCCGCATACAAGAAATCGCTCGTCATGGCCAATCTGGTCAAGAAGATGAGCTTCAAGGGCAAGAAAGGTGACACCGTTCACATTCCTTCGCCTACCCGTGGTACAGCTTCCGCTAAAGCTGCTGGCGCTCAAGTTACCTTGATCGCTGCAACTGAAGGCGATGTGGCTATCTCTATCGACAAACACTTCGAGTACAGCCGCCTGATCGAAGACATCGTTGAAGCCCAAGCTCTGTCGAGCCTGCGTAGCTTCTACACTGAGGATGCAGGTCACGCTCTGGGCAAGCAAGTGGACACCACTTTGATCCAACTGGCTCGTGCTGCTCGTGGTGGTTCTTCCGCTAACGCTCAGTACTCTGGTGGCATCGTCGGTTCTACCGGCGCTGCTTACACTTACGGTACTTCCAACGCTGCCAACATCGCTGATGCTGGTATCCGTGCAGCTATCCAGTTGCTGGACGACCAAGACGTGCCTATGGATGGCCGTTCGCTGGTGGTTCCTCCTGTTGCTCGTAACAGCATGTTGGGTATCAACCGCTTCACCGAGCAGGCTTTCAAGGGCAATGGCTCTACCCTGATGAACGGTGAGTTCGGCGACATCTACGGCGTGAAAGTGTATGTGTCTACCAACTGCGATACCGCTGCTGGCAACACCGCTACTGACCGCGCTGCTCTGATGTTCCACCGCGACTGGGCTGTGTTGGTTGAGCAGATCGGCGTTCGCGCTCAGACTCAGTACAAACAAGAATACCTCGGTAACTTGTTCACTGCTGACACCCTGTACGGCGTGGGCGAACTGCGTGACTACGGTTGCGTTCCAATCATCGTTGACGCCTCGGCTGCTTGATAGGTGATTAAGGAGGGCCCTTCGGGGCTCTCTTTTCTTTACTACTTATTATCCGTGAGTAATAAATAAAGGAGATACACAGATGGTAAGCTTTCAAATGAAGCATAGCACTAGACCACAGACTATCGCCACAGTGCGTAGTGAGGTAGACATCAAGAGCTTTAGGGAGAACCCAGAGTGGTATGAGATTATCCCTACCGAAGAACAGAAACTAACAGTTAAAGTCGTTAATAAACAAGTTAAGAAGACTAAGGAAAATGTATGACCATCTTTCGTGGGCCGGGTGGCACAGGCAGTGCTACTTCTGATTCGGATACTACCGAATTCCAAGAGTTCTTGGTACAGTCTCAAGCTGCTCGTGATGCTGCTCAGGCTGCTCAAGCCGCTGCTGAGGCCGCTGAAGCTGCCGCTGAAGCCGCTGCTGGTGATGTAGATGCAGGTGTTGCTGCTTCCGCTGCTTCCGCTACGGCTGCTGCTGGTTCTGCCTCTGCTGCTGCAACGTCAGCCACTAATGCTTCTTCGTCTGCCTCTAGTGCTTCTACTTCGGCCACTAATGCAGCCTCTAGCGCATCTTCTGCCTCTACTTCAGCAGCTTCAGCGTCTACGTCTGCGACGAATGCGGGAAACTCCGCTACAGCCGCTGCTACTTCGGCTACGGCTGCCTCAGCATCTGCGAGCGCTGCGGCCTCTAGTGCTTCTACAGCAACTACCCAAGCTTCTAACGCAGCAGGTAGTGCATCCTCAGCCGCTACATCAGCCACTGCCTCTGCTGGCTCTGCTGCCAGCGCTGCTACTCAAGCCACTAATGCAGCCTCTAGCGCCTCTGCTGCCTCTAGCAGTGCATCTAACGCAGCCTCTAGTGCTACAGCAGCAGCATCTAGTGCCACAGCCGCTGCCGCAAGTGCTGCAAGTATTAACCCTTCGGATATTGTCCATATTACAGGTACAGAGACTATCTCAGGTGCTAAGACGTTCTCAGGCAACGCTGTAATTAGCGTTACTGACAACACCAACGCTGCCTTGCGCATCACTCAGCTTGGTACGGGTAATGCTTTGTTGGTTGAGGACACAACTAACCCTGATTCAACACCGTTTGTAATCGACTCCAGTGGCAACGTGGGTATTGGGACGAGTTCACCAACAGAAAAACTTGAGGTCAATGGACGGGCTGTCATCGGCACAACCGTTTACGAATCCGGTACAATTGAAGTAGGCAGGCTTGGTTCGGGTGATCGTACAGCCTATGTAGATTTCATTACAGCGGGAGCGCCCGGTGCAGTTGATTATTCTGCGCGGGTTATTCGCAACGCAGGTTACAACAGTTCACTTGAAATCAGAAACACGGGCAGCGGAGATATTGCACTGACCCCCGATACTGGCGCGTCTTGGTACATCCGCCAGAACAGCGGAACCAGTTACGGCGGGTTTTTGCGTATTGGTGCACCGGGCGCTCCCGAAGGAACACTGGATTTCAGCGCCCAGAGCGATGTTCGGTGGATGACGCGAGGCGGACGCTTAGATTGCGTCAATGAAGCAAACACAGCATGGCAGAGTGGAGTTTTTCGAGGGGCCAACCTTTACTTTCGTACGGCGAACGATGTTGTTCGGTTTAGTATCAACAGTGACGGCGCTTGCTACTTCAACAATGGCTCTGGTTCGCGTGGGGCAACAGGTTACGCTCTTACGACACCAAACAATTCCGTGGCTAACTGTATCCGAGCCCCAGGGTACTTAGAATGGCAGACAGACGTTGGCGCTATTGGAACCAATTACTTCGGGTCTGACATTCGCAAAAAAGAAAACATCTCGCCATGCACTTTTAACTCATCTGAGTTGATTTCAAAGATTGAGTTTATTAGGTTCGACTGGAAGCCTAACAGCGGTAACGCAGGGCGTGTGGACGTTGGGGTCTCGGCCCAGCAGTTGCAGTCTCTCGATGCGCGGCTTGTAAATGAGTTGTCCGATGGCTCACTGATGGTCAACGAGCCAGCGCTGGTCACGCACATGGCAAAAGCCCTCCAAGAACAGCAAGCCATTATTACCGCCCTTATCGCCCGAGTTGAAGCACTGGAAGGAGTTAAACAATGACACGCCCTGTATCAGTAGGTATTAACCTAACAGCGGCGACACCAACAACAATCTACACAGTTCCTCTTGGCTACTTTGCTAAGTGGACACTGATGTACTTGTTCAACAACACAGGCTCCACCAAGAGCATTTCTGCATACTGGAGAGACTCCAGCGCATCTGCTGACATTCACGTACACAACGGTACGATTGCCTCAGGTGGCTATGTACGCATGGATGGAGGAGCTTATGTGGTAATGGAGGAGGGAGACACTGTTGTCATGACAAGTGAAGCAGGTAGCTCTTTCAGTACCATCTGTACCTTTGAATTATATAAGAAAGAAGGAATATAATCTATGGCCTTGCCAACATACCTTGAACTGGTCAATGACATCTTGATTCGTATGCGCGAACCTGAAGTCAGTACCGTCAATGAGAATACTTTATCTAAGCTTGTGGGTAAGTTGGTTAACGATGCCAAACGACAAGTAGAAGATGCCTACGCATGGAACTCTTTAACAGATACCTTGATGATTGAGACACTGGCTAATACATACGGCTATGTGCTCAATGGGTCAGGGACTCGCTTTAAAGTCATTGATGCTCAAGACATTACCAACAAGAGCCAGATCAACGCAGTGACTACCAAGATGATGTCTCAGTCCTTACTGAACAACATAAATCCCGGTAATCCAATGTACTATAACTTTAACGGTGTACACACCACAGGCGACACCAAGGTAGACTTCTACCCTGTCCCTAACGCTGGTTTGACTCTGTATTTTAACTTGTACATCCCTCAAGCAGAACTTACAGGTGATGCCGATACACTGCTTGCTCCTAAAGAGCCTGTGGTGTTAGGAGCCTTTGCCCGTGCTTTGGTTGAGCGAGGTGAAGATGGTGGCTTGAACAGTACTGAAGCCTTTGGCTTGTACAAGTCCTCCTTAGCTGACGCTATCGCTATTGAGAGTTCACGGTATGTTGAGGAAGAGACTTGGGAGGCTGTGTAACTTATGGCACAACCTATTCAAACCTTCAGCATTACAGCTCCGGGCTTCTATGGATTGAATACACAAGATAGCTCGTTAGACTTAGCCTCTGGTTTTGCCCTAACCGCTGTCAACTGTGTCATTGACCAGTATGGTCGTGTAGGTGCTCGTAAAGGGTGGGTAACTAAGAACACTACCAACACTGACTTAGGCTCTGCTAACGTAGAAGCTATAGGTCAGTTGGTTATAGACAACGGCTCTGAGTACGCCCTCGCAGCAGGCAACAACAAAGTATTTAAGCTGGTAGGTAATACACTGACTATGCTTGCCTATGGCGGTGGCGGTACTGCTCCGACAATCACAGCTAACAACTGGCAGATCGCTGCCTTGAACGAATGCTTATATCTGTTCCAAGTAGGTCATGATCCTCTGGTGTTCGATCCTGCTGTAAGTACTACTACGTATCGCCGAGTGTCTGAGAAGACTGGCTACACAGGTACTGTCCCTTCAGGTAACATTGTTCTATCTGCCTATGGTCGTCTGTGGGTAGCTGATACAACCACTGAGAAGACAGTGATCTACTGGTCTGACATCCTTTCTGGACATAAGTGGGCTAACGGCTCTACAGGCTCTATTGATGTATCTTCTGTGTGGCCTAACGGTGCAGATAACATCACAGGTTTGGCTTCGCATAACGGCTTCTTGTTCATCTTCGGTAAGAACAATATCTTGGTGTACTCAGGTGCTCAGGATGTACTCTCAGCAGGTGTGTTCAAGATCTCTGATTCCTTGACAGGTATTGGTTGCATCGCTAGAGACACCATCCAGAACACAGGCTCAGATGTTATCTTCTTGTCCGATACAGGGGTGCGTAGTGTGCTGAGAACTATCCAAGAGAAGTCAGCACCTTTCCGTGACTTGTCTAAGAACGTACGTAATGACTTGATGAGTGCCGTTGCAGGTGAAGTAGCCTCTACACTGAAGTCCGTCTACAGTCCCTTTGAGTCCTTCTACCTGCTGTCTTTACCTAGCCTTAAGGTTGTGTACTGCTTTGACACGAAAGCTACATTACAGGATGGCTCTAACAGGGTAACAGTATGGGATAGCATTGAGCCTAAGAGCTTCTGCTACCTCCGTGATAAGAGTCTCTTGATTGGCAAAGCAGGTTACATTGGCCAGTATTCAGGGTATCAGGACAACGGCAGTACCTATCGCTTCCAATACTTTACTAACCATACTGACTTAGGCGCTCCTTCGGTAAGCTCTGTCTTGAAGAAACTCTCAGTGGTTGTGATTGGTGGTTCTAACCAGTATGTCACAATTAAGTGGGGATATGACTTTAAAGAGAACTATTTCTCACAAAACACTAAAATTCCTGCTCAAGGGGTTGCAGAATTTGGTATTTCAGAGTATAATATTACAGGGGCAGAATACTCTGATGGTATTTCCCTCCAAACACTAACTGCCTACCCAACAGGTGCAGGTAAAGTTATCCAAACTGGCTACGAAGCGGACATCAATGGTTCTGCTTTAAGTATCCAGAAAATCGAAATTCAGGCTAAGAACGGGAAGATTATCTAATGACATCCTACGTAAAATCAACTAATTTTGCCAGTAAAGATTCGCTGGCTTCAGGCAATCCTTTAAAGATTGTCAAAGGCACTGAGATTGATATTGAGTTCAATAACATTGCAACTGCTGTAGATTCTAAGGCTGACACTACCAGCCCTACTTTCTCAGGTATTCCTCTGGCTCCTACAGCAGCGTTAGGTAATAACACTACCCAACTGGCTACAACTGCTTTTGTCCTTCAGCACCTGTATCCTGTGGGATCTATCTACATCAACGCTGGCGTTTCCACTAATCCTGCTACTTTGTTTGGCTTCGGTACTTGGGCAGCCTTCGGCGCAGGCCGAGTAATAGTCGGTTTGAACGGTTCTGATAGCTTGTTCGATGCTTTGGAAGAGACAGGAGGTAGCAAGGACGCTATTGTTGTTAGCCACACACATACCTATAGCGGCACTACAGACGGTGTGGGTAACCACACTCATCCTATTAATCGGTATACTGCCACAGGGCCAGGGCAAAACGGTTTTGGTGGCGGCGACAACGGTGTTTTCGCAGCTACTAACTATACAGGTGATGCGGGAGCGCACAGTCACACTTTCTCAGGAACCGCAGCGTCTACAGGCTCCAGCGGCACTAACGCTAACCTCCAGCCATACATCACAGTGGCTATGTGGAAGCGGACGGCATAAATGCCTGACAGCATGATCCAGCATCACTTTAGCGATGGCTTATACGCCAAGCAGATGAGTCTCGCTAAAGGCTCTCTTGCTTGCCAACACAAACATACCTATGACCACTTGAGTATCTTAGCTCAAGGTAAGGTCAGGGTATTATTTGACAACGATGTAGTAGAGACATACACTGCCCCTACCTGCATCAATATTGTTAAAGATGTTAACCATACCGTCTTAGCCTTAGAAGATTCTGTGTGGTTCTGTATCCATCAAACTGAGGAAACTGACGTGAATAAAGTAGATCAAGTTTTAATTAAAGATATGAAAGTGGAGGCTTAATATGCCTATTGGAGCAATTATCGGGGGAGGTCTTGGCCTCTTAGGTGGTATTATTGGCGGTAACTCTGCCGAAGACGCAGCACAGACATCCGCTAACGCACAACTTGAAGCTGCTCGTGTAGCAGCAGAAGCACAGAAGTTCCGTCCAGTGGGTGTCACTACCCGCTTCGGTTCCTCTAACTTCCAGATGTCTCCTGAAGGTTATCTTCAGTCGGCAGGCTACGATGTCTCCCCTGAAGTAGCTGCAATGCGTGATCGCTTGCTGTCTCAGGCAGGCGGTGCAGGTATGCAGGCGGGCGAGCAGGCTCAGGCGGCTCAACAACAACTGTTCGGCTTAGGTCAACAGTATCTGGCTCAGTCTCCTCAAGAGGCTGCACAGCAGTGGATGCAATCTCAACAGGCTCTCTTGCAGCCCGGTCGTCAGCAGGCACAAGCAGGCTTGACACAGAACCTGTTCAATACAGGCCGTGGTGGTGTTGCAGTCTCTCAAGGTGGTATGATGGGTGCAGCTAACCCTGAGCAACAAGCTCTCTTGAACTCTCAGATGTTGCAGGATATGCAGTTGGCGGCACAGGCACAAGAGCAAGGCAGAGCACAGACTACCTTCGGTGCAGGTTTGTTCGGCACAGGCTTAGACTTGGCTTCTGCTGGTTATAACCCAGTTAAGACACAGTTCGGCTTGGCTCAGGGCTTGGAATCTGCGGGTCAAGATGCCCTCACCTTAGGTACTAACTTAGGCGGTCTGAACACACAGGCGGGCACTAACATTGCTAATACCTTGTATCAAGGCTCTACCAACGCAGCTAATACTATGCAAGCAGCTAACGCTTATAGCCCATTTGGTACTGCTTTGACAGCAGCCGCAGGTAACAAGCAACTGACACAAGGTATCTCTAACTGGATGAACCCTTATGGAGGCACACCTCAGGGAGCCTACGGCCAACAGGATCAGTACTTAGCAGGGGCAATGGCCAATCCACAGACACAACAAGCTCGTATGCTGGCTGCCCAGTGGGGCGAATAAGGAGTAACACATGGCTGAAGTAGTTAATAGTTTATTTGGGATCACTCCAGAATCCCTCATGGCACAGCGTGACGAAGCTCTGCAAACTCAGGCAATGCAGTACGCTAAGATGGATCCCTTCCAACGAGCCACTGCTGGTATCTATCGTGGTGCTAACCAACTTGGTGGTGCTGTCGGTGGTATGCTCGGTGGTCAAGACCCTGAGTTGATGCGTCTTCAGCAGCGTCAAGGTACGTTGCAGGGTATTGATCTGACTAGCCCTGAGTCCTTGAAGCAAGGCATTCAAGCTGCTATGCAGAACAAAGACTACCAACTGGTTAGTGAGTTGAATAATCGTTATCAAGCTGCTAATAAGGCTGCTCTTGATGCTGATGTTCAACGATCTATTATTACTAAGAACACCGCTGAAAAGAACGCTGCTGCTACTCCCGCTGCGATTGTTTCGGCTCAACGCATTGCTGCACTCAAGCAAGCAATTCCTGCATACAAAGCAGCAGGGGATGACGCAACTGTAACCTTATTGCAAAATGAATTAGATGCTCTGACTCCCGCTGAAAAGACAATCAACTTTGGAGCTGAGGCTGAAAGATATGCCCGTCAGCTTTATAACAAACCTTATGCGTCGCTTTCTCAAACAGAGATGGCAAAGGTTAATGGTAAGGTGGAAGAAACAGCTAAAGAGCGTGCTCCTAAGATTGTTAATAACATTCCCGGTGTAGATAAAGCAGGTGATGTTACGGGTCTTCGTAAAGACATTCAAGCTATTACTAAACCATATCAAGATAAAGCGGATGCAGCTAACGATGCTATTGGATTAGCTAACATGGCTATTAAGACTAAGAACTTCGCTTCTGTGGCTAGCTTGTCTCGTAGTTTATCTAAGGCAGCAGGTGATCAGCAAATTACAGCAGGTGACGTATCCGCTTTCGGTATTGACCCTTCGTTAGTAGGTACTGTTGCTGATACTCTTACTCGTTTTGCAACAGGCGTACCTACAGAAAATACACTGATCCAGCTTCGTGAAGTGGCTAAAGTTATTGAGGCTAAAAATAAAGGACGTATTCAGCAAGAAGAAGAGCAGACCATGAATGTCGCAAGGTCTAGTAAACTTTTTACTGAAGAGCAGATTCAAACAGTGTTTCCTCGTCGTCCCAAAGATAACGCAGCAGGTAAAACATCTTTCACTTCTGTTGAAGCTGCAACGGCTGCTAAACTCCCTAAAGGGACAATGATTACAATTAACGGTCGTCGCGCCGTAGTGGAGTAAAAATGGCTATTAGATTTCTTGACGATGAACAACCAAGCACTATTCGTTTCTTAGACGAAGCTCCTGCCACGCCGGGAAACTCAAGCAGCCAAATCCCGACAGGAGGTGATCCAACAGTACCCCTTACTCAGGCTCCTCCTAATGCACAGCAACGAATGTTTAACAATGCGTTAGCAGGTGCTGCTGCTATTCCGGGTGTTGGCTTAGCTGCAAGAGGTATTCAGGCAGTTACAGCAGGTACTCGGTTTGCTCCTTACGGTCAAGCTGCGGCTAATCTGTTTATTCCTAAGACTGGTGTAGACTTAGCTCGACAGACTGCCCTTAGCGCAGGTACTACAGTGGCTGCTGGTGAAGTAGGGCAAGCAGTAGCTCAGAAGGCAGGTGAACAGTATCGTTTGCCTGCTGAGATGGGTGCTGGTTTGGCTTTAGCATTACCTGCTAACACAGCTATGAATGCCTTGGAAGCTGGTGTACGAGGAGTAGCCAACAAAGCAGCAGGTCGTGGCTTGTTTGATTCAGGTGTACGTGCCGCTGAAGTTGTAGGAGGTGCTCGTGCTGAATCTAGACTTCGTAGTGCCATTGAAGCAAACCCTGACTTGACTGCTGACCTTGCCCGTGCTGCTGAGATTGAACAGCTTACAGGTGTCAAGTTACCTGTTCCTGCTGCCTCTAAAGGTGATACAACTCTGACCGGTATGTTAGCTTCTCAGACTTCCCGTAGCGAGAACGCAGCCTTTACCGCTGCTATCAAGCAACAAGAGAAGGATGCTATTGAGGCTGTAAGGACAGCTCAGAAGAAGCTTGCAGGTGATCCTCGTAACGCAGCACTGACTGCTGAAGTAGAAGCTAAGAAACTCGCTTACGAGAACTCACGACGTGAGACTGCTTATGCTATGAAGCAAGCAAACATTGACCGTCAAGTTGGACAGATCAATACACGTATCCAAGACTTAACTTCTGATTCTCTAATCACAAGTGCAGGTAAAGAAGATATTGGTAATCGTGTTACCAGTTTACTTAATGCCCGTGAAGCTGTTATTCGAGATGAGTTCAAGCCTTTGTATAAGGAAGTATTGGATAATGCTTCTAAGTCCGGTATTGAAATGGATTCTCCTGTAGTTGCAAGTCTGTGGAACTTCACAAAACAGCGACAAGCTGAAGATGTGTTCAACAAGTTTCCTGCTTTGGACAATGCTATTAAGAAAGTGTTAGCTCCTACCAAAGCTCCTGTTAGTAGTACATTTGCAGCAAAGTATCCTAACTTGGTTAAGTCAGTTGAAGGTACGTTTAAGCCTATGGGCGTAACAGACATTGACTCTTTGAAGCGAGGTATTAACCGCGCTATCGGAGATACTCAAGACAAAGACCAGTTGCGTATGTTGTATGAGTTAAAGAATAAGTTTGATGAGTCGCTGAGTACGCTCCCTGAAGATTTTGTGCAGTCGTATAAAGGCTTGGACAAACAGTATGCTGAGAAATTAGGTATTCCTTTTAGCGAAGCTGGTGTTGTGTCTGTTGATCGTGCTCGGTTTGTTGAGTCTACTGTTCCGATGTTGACAAGCAAACCTTCAGCTATTCGTCAGATTCTCTCGGCAACTGATAACTCTCCTGAAGCTGTTCAGATTGTTAAAGACGCTTTCTTGATGAAAATCAGCCAGACTAACGGTATTGTCAATCCTAACACAATGTCTGTTAACCCTGCTGCTTTGCAGTCCTTTGTTCGTAAGAACCAAGAAGCTATTGATCAGGTTCCCGGCTTGCGCCAGAAGTTAGAAGGTCTTTCTACTAACGTGGATGGTCTATTAGCTAACCGTGAGCGTTTACTTGATCTTCAGAAGAACGCAGCTATCGGTAAGATTGAGAATGTTTGGTCACGGGCTTATGGTCAGCAAGGCGGTTTTGAAGGTTTTGTAAACAGAGCCTTGAACAATAATGCAGAACTTAACCAGTTGATGGTGGCAGCAGGTACTGATCCTACATTACAGCGTGGTCTTAAAGCTGTAGTTATGGACTTAGGCTTAAAGTCATCTAACAAACTTGGATTCTTTGACGACAACGCTCAGGCTATCAATACCTTGTTTGGTAAGGATCACGCACAGAACGTAAAAGCTTTGTTAGAAGCTTCTGAACGGTTGGCTAAGAATCCTGTGATGACTAAGATTAATCAATCTTTGTCTCAGACAACTCAGTTTGAACAGTTAACAGGCTCTGATCCTGCTCGTGCAGCTTCGTTGCTTCGTCAGCAAGTGCAGAGTACCTTCTATAAAGTCTCTACTCTTTTGAGTAAGTTCTTGCAGAATAAATCTGTTAAGTCTGAGAACACTGAGATTCAAGAGTTCTTATCTGATCCTAAGAATGTTAAAGATATGTCTGAAGCAATCAAGGCTATGGAGACAGGCGGTGATGCTTTTGTTACCAAGCTCAAAGAAGGCGGTAAGAAGCTGGCAGGTAATGCAGCGGTTGCTGCTTTGATCGGTGCATCTGCTCCAGCACGTATTGTTGAGCGTGAAGATACCGTACCGTTAGACACACAGGAGTAAACAATGACATTCGCATTAGGACAACGAAGCAAGGAGAGGCTCTCAGGAGTCCATCCCGATCTAGTTAAAGTCATCGAAGAAGCTATCAAGGATAGTCCTCTGGACTTCTCCATCACTGAAGGCTTACGCACCAAGGAGCGCCAGAAGGAACTCTTTGATGCAGGTAAGTCTCAAACCATGAACAGCAGGCATCTTACAGGTAAAGCTGTGGATATTGCTGTTCTGGTTGATGGCAAGGTTACATGGGAATTCCCTAAGTATCGACTGGTTGCAGATCATATCAAGAAGATTGCTAAAGACATGAAGATTGATATAGTCTGGGGTGGTGATTGGCAGTCCTTTAAAGACGGCCCTCACTTTGAACTACATAGGAGTGTCTACAAATGATCTTAGAATCTTTACTAGGAATCGGTGGTAAGCTTATTGACAAGCTCATCCCTGATCCAACTGCTAAGGCTGAAGCTCAACTGAAGCTGGCACAGATGGCTCAGGACGGCGAGCTTGCTAAGATGGCTAACGATACTGAGCTGTTCAAGACTGAGCAGGAGAACGTAACTGGTAGGTGGACTTCAGACATGGCGAGTGACTCTTGGCTGTCCAAGAACATTCGTCCACTGTCTTTAATCGCTATCTTCTCTGGTTACTTTACCTTTGCTATGATGTCTGCCTACGGCTACAACGCTAACGAAGCCTATGTCACTCTCTTGGGTAACTGGGGTATGTTGATCTTCGGAGCCTACTTCGGTTCACGGAGTCTTGAAAAGATAACTGAACTTAGGACAAAGAAGTGAAACAACAGGAAGTATCACATAACGAAATCTACGAGAGGCTAATAGCGGTAGAAGCTAAGGTAGATAAGGTAGCGACAGATACAGAGGACATGGTATCTGCTTTCCATGCTGCTCAAGGGGCTTTTACAGTCCTTGATTGGGTAGCTAAGGTAGCTAAACCTATCCTGTGGATTGCAGGCGGTATCGCTGCTGTGTTGACTGTACTACACAATCAAAAGTTGTAAGTACAAACAGATAAGGCCACTAGAGTTTACGCTCTAGTGGCCTTTTTCGTTTACTCTACAGTAACTTCCTTAACCTTCTTAGGCTTAGGCGGCTTACTCAGCCCATTAAGATACTTATAACGCTTCACCATCCGCTTACCTGCCTCTTCAGCGTCGAACCAGAACTCCTTCCCATTCTTCAGCTCATCCAGTTCCTTAGCTGTCAAGAAACCCGTGTAGCAGGTATCAAGTAGCTTGTTAATCTGCTTGGTAGCAAAGTCAGTCTGGTTCTTGATGTTAGGCACTGTACCGATAGAGCCATAATGAGCTGTGTGGAGCATGAAGTCTGCGCTCTCAGCGATGTAGCACTCATTAGCCATACAAGCAATCATAGAGGCGGCGCTGTAGGCAGAACCAAGGACAGTCACAGAGACATCTCCTCGACAACCCTTCATGGCCTCAATGATTGACCATGCACTATCAGCACGTCCACCTGAGCTGTTAATCAAGATGTTCACGTTATCATTCTCACCACACGTAGCCAAGCAGTGAATGACATCACGGTAGTTACCCGGAGAAGTAATATCTTCATCCAAGAATACCAAGTGAGTGCTCATCTGCTGAGTGCTTGTACGGATAAGACCTTTTTGCTCTGGCATCATCATCATTAGTTCTTCAATTCCTTCGTTAGCTTTAGCCATTATTCTCCATCCTCATATTTAACACGGGCAATAATATAGTTCTTAACAAGTGAGCTACGAACAATATCTTCGATATGGAACTCAATACGGATGAACTCCTTCATCAGACCTGCAATGTCAAAGAACTTCAGGATACCGCTCTTGTCATCCTTCTTCTTTAGGTCAGTCTGTCGGTAGTCACCACAGAAGATAATCTTGGACTTGTCACCAACACGGGTAATGATGGTATCAAGCTCCTCGAAGGTCATGTTCTGCACCTCATCCACGACAATGATGCTATTAGAGAAGGTTGTCCCTCGAATGAACGAGGTAGACACAAACTCAATATGTCCTTGCTCTACCAACCGATCCCACGCATCCTTACGCTTGAACAGGTCACTACAGATCTGTCGGTAAGGTTGGATATACACCTCCATCTTCTCATCTGCATCTCCCGGCAAGAAGCCCATGTCACGCCCTTGAACGCTACTACGGATGATAGTCACCTTGTTAAAGGGATTGTTACGATCCATAGCCTCTTCCAAAGCTTTGTACAAGGCAATGTATGTCTTACCTGTACCTGCTACGCCATGCAAGGCCATGAAGTAGTTACTGGCCTGATACGCCTCAAAGAAGTCCATCTGCTTATCAGTCTTAGGCTTAATGACTGTCATGTCATCCAGCTTCAACTTCAGACTGTTACTAACCTTCTCACGAGGAGTCAGTTCCTTAGCCGGGATAGCTCGGTTCATTTGCTTAGTTGCCATTAATACTTCCTTGGTTAAGCTTCGTTGATAAATACTAGATGAGGCATTGTACGTACCTGTGGGAACCTCTCAAGGAAGTCCTCACGAGATAGGTCAACACCTACAACGATCTCTGTAAAGGACTCGCCATCCTTGTTTAACCTATTTTTTAAGGCCACGCAAGCAGGGCAATTATCTTTACTATACACCACTATTTTCATCTTGATCCTTATATGTTTTGAATACCCAAGTAGCAAACTGAAGCAACTGTTCTTTTGTTGCGTTCTGCTTCATGGTGTTTGCCAAGTTGGACATGATTTGAATATTATCTTTAGTATATCCTCCTTTTGGGTCTATCCGATCCACAGAAGGGCTTGTCTGCGAAAATCCTTTGTTACTTCTTTCAAGTTTGATATTGAAAACAGGACATATTGTTACTTTTACAATATCCTCAATTTCTAAGTCACAAGGAATACCCGCCTTTTTAGACCTCTGCCTGATGTTATCCAGAGTCTTCTGAGCTGGGTTTTCTTTCCTATATGTCTTATCTCTACTCTTTTGGCACTCTTTACAGACAGACTGAAGCCCGTCATATCTGCTTTTGTTCTTGTTGAAGGAAGTACTACCTTTTTCTTCCGAGCACATAGGACAAAACTTTACAACAGGCTCCATTCTACTTCTCCTTAGTTATGCGTGACAGGCAACACATTCACCGCTACTGGCACTCAC